AGCTGGCGACCGGTCTCGTATGCAATGTCATCGTCATTGACGACGCCACGGCCTATACGCCCGACGAGGGCTTCATCATGGTCCAGACGGACGTGGCCAGCATCGGCTGGACCTACGCCGACGGGACTTTCACCGCGCCGCTACCGCCTCCGGTTGTGCCGCCGACACCCGCCGAGATCCTCGCAGCCAACACCGGCACGCGCAACCAGCTTTTGGCGGCTGCCACGCTGGCGATTGCGCCGCTGCAAGACGCGGACGACCTCGGCGAGGCCACGGCGGCTGAAACCGCGCTCCTGAAGTCGTGGAAGCAGTTCCGGGTTGCGGTCAACCGAATCGATCTCACGCTCGCCACCCCATCCTGGCCGGTCGCGCCCCAGAGCGGCTACGGTGCTGCTCAAGCCCCGGCGACTTCAGCCTCCTGACGCTCACATCACGCCGCAGGGTTATCCTGCGGCCATGTGCGGACGCTACGCCACCTTTGGACCGGTATCACTGAGCCGCGAGGCCAAGACGGTGCTGGACCAGCTCGAGCTGGATATCGTCAGCGAGATCAACCAGCGGGAAGACCAGTTCAACATCGCCCCGACCCAGCGGGCGCTGGTCATGGCCAGCGGCGAGCACGGCTACGAGGTGAAAGCCCTCCGGTGGGGCCTGATCCCGTCTTGGGCGAAAGACGCGAAGATCGGCGCCAAGACGATCAACGCCCGGGCCGAGACCGTAGCCACCAAGCCATCGTTCCGCACGGCGTTCAAGAAACGCCGCTGCCTGGTGCCAGCATCCGGGTACTTCGAATGGCGGGTGGAAGAGGGCGGCAAGCAGCCGTACTTCATCCGGGACCCCGCCGGCGACCTGCTCATGTTCGCTGGCCTGTGGGAAGCTTGGCGCCCCTCCGAGGGCGAAGAGTGGATCAAGACCTTCACCATCGTCACCGGCGAGCCCGGGAAGGTGTCGGGCGACATCCATGACCGGCAGCCGGTGATCGTCCCGCCCGAGCTATGGGCGGTATGGTGCGATGGCATGCCCGACGAGGCCGCCGCGGTTCTTCAGACGGTTCCCGAGGCTGAGCTTACGTACTACCCGGTGCCCAAGGCGGTCGGCTCGCCCAGGAACAAGGGCTCCGAGCTCGTCGAGCCGATCACCCCCTGAGACGGCCGGCGGCTACGCTGCCCTGATGACCGTTATCTGGAAACCACCAAGCATCCCCGGAGCTGCTCAGTTCGCGCAGTGGAACGGCGCGACGTTTGGCCTTGTGCGGGAGATGGCTGACGGCCGGTGGCGAGCCTCTGTGTTCCCGGACGGACAGTCCCACCACGATAAAGGTGCGCTCGCCGCTACGGAAAGCCAGGCAAAGAAATGGGTCGAGCGATGGGCGCAGGTCAACCACACCCTGATCGGGCCGGCGAGCCGTCGCCAGATCATGCCCCACGAGGGAGTGAAGCCGCGAAAGCCCAAGGGCTCAGACGAGCGGTCCTAGACGCCGGCACGGAGGCGCCGGACGGCGGCCGTCCTGTATCCTTCGGAATACGGGGGGATTTATGAAGAGACTTGTGTGGGTTCTCTGCGCGCTGGGTTGCGGGCAGGCCTCGGCGGCCGACCGGCTGCTGTGTCAAGGGACGGTAACCACCCCTGATGGGAGCCGCGGCGACGCCTCTCGCGTCTTGGATCTCGATACCGGCACCGGTGCGGTAAGCGTGTCGACCTTTCACGGCCAAGCTGAGGGCATCGTCAAGCAGTCAGCGGAGAGCTACATCGGCACGATTCCCGCCGCCGACGGAACGGGTTACTCCTTCACGCTGGACCGATACTCAGGGAATCTCTTGCTGACCCCCACGCCGGACCTGACGAAGGCGACTAAATTCTTTGCCGAGTTCTACGGCAGCTGCAATCGCGCCACCCCGAAGTTCTGACCAAGACCACCGCAGGGGACTGACACGCAACTAGCACGCACCGGTGCCGCGGCCCGCATTCCTACGTCGTCGAAAGCGATCCAGCGCGAAGCTAAGTTGCTGTTTTCCCTGATGTCACCCGACCTTGACATGGTAGGGGTCACAAGTTCGATCCTTGTACCGCCCACCACTTTTCCCCAGCGCGGAAAGTGGCTTGAAGACAGCGATTTAGGAGCCCTTCAAGGCTCCTTTTTTCTTGCCTTACGCTCAGGCAAATATCCCGGCTCTAACACGCAACTAGCACGCAGTACGTCCATGTATCCGTCGATCACGGCGACGGCCTGGCCCAAGTAGTCCGGCCGGTACTTCGCGTAGACCTCCGTCTTGCCGCCATACGCGCGGTGGCCGATGAAGCCGTTGATCTCGGCCTCGGGCACCGCCTTCGCGCGCATCTCGGTCGCCATCGTGTGCCGAATGTCCTTTGCGATGAAGTGCCGCGGCAGCTTCGCCCGCGTCCGCATCTTTCGCCATGCCGTCTTGAAGCTCTCGATGGGCTTACCACGCCAGGCCACCAGCGGGCCCTCCTGTGCCGACTCCAGCCACGGAAGGAGGAACCGACCCACGGGGACGACCGGGCGGTGCTTGCGCGTCTGGCGGCGTCCAGGCGGGTTGGAGTCGATGAGCCGACGGTCGAAGTCCACGAAGCTCCTGTGCAGGCCGAGGATCGTTTCAGGCCGCGACGCCATGCCGTATGCCAGCGCCAAGTACATGCGCTCGTGCGGAAGCTCGGCCGCGTTCCACAGGGCGATCGACTGGTCGACGGTCAGGACGACGTCCCGCGACGGACCATCCTGCCCAGGAATCACATAGGGCACGGTATCGATCTCGCCTTCCTTCCAAGCCCGGGTGAGAGCCGCCTTGCCCACGGTGAGGATCCGCTTGATGTAGCCATCAGCGAGGGGAGGCGTACGGCGTTCCTTGAGCCAGCCGATGAACTCGCGCTGGCGTTGCGGCGTGACCTCGGCCACCGTGGCGCCGGCGAAGAAATCCGACCAGTAGCCGAGTGCCATGCGCGCCATCTCGGCTGACTCGGTCTCCGCGGCGTGCTGCTCGTAGTAGCGAACGAAGACCAGCTCGATGCTCGTCTCGTGCGCCGCCTGCTTGCCGACGCGGCCATGCTTGGCGAACCACTCCCAAAGAATCAGCTTCGCCGCTTGAAGATCGTCTGTGCCAAGCGATGCGCGTCGCGTTTGTCGAGACTCTGGGTCGAACCACGTTCGGCACCACTGTTCCGAGCCGCGGCGCTTGCTGAGCCAGTAGTCGCCGATTTGGCCGGTGCGTTCCTGCATTGCTGTCGATACTCGTCGAGGATGGATTCGGTGTAGCGGATGATTCTTTGCCCGATCCGCATCGGGTGGATCTTGCCGGCGACGCGCTCGCGCATCAGCGTGGCCTTGCTGACGCCGAGGCGACGGGCGGCTTCACCCTCGTCGAACGGCGCGTGTAGGTCTTCAGCTGCCCCCATTGGGCACCTCCTGTTTCTTGTTGCAGTCGGGGCACGGCATGCCCCGTTTGACGTCGCCCCTGGTGTCGCAGCACATCAAATCTGACGTCCTGCCGCACGTGCGGCACACGAATTCGGCCAGATAGCCGTAGGTGCCAATGCCTACATTGTCGGCATGCATCATCACGCGCGGCGCAGAACGGGGCGGCTTCAGTTCGGCGAACATGTCCGTGGTCCTACCCATGAGGTTTCTCCAAGCGGCGGAACTCCACGACCCAGACCCACGGGTTGTCGTCCCAGTTGCCACCTGTGGAATTCCACAGATTGCCGAATGCGAACCGCGCTGAGTGCAGGCATTCGCGGTGGCTGGCAGTCGTGCCCCACATCCAGCCGGCCCGCTGCGGGTGAGTCGACTCATGTCCTGGGCAGCCGCCGACGTCCGTCCAGCCGAAGCCGGTGTGTCCACACTCGCGGCCGTAGTCGGTAAAGAAGCAGCCCTCCGCCTTCGCCTGGTCCTCGGTGATGTCCTGCAGTCGCTCAACGCGCACGGCGGTCACCTCGAGCCAGATCCGTGCGTACTCCTTTGGCATGTGGATGCTGGGCCGCCAGCGCACAGGCTGTCGCCCATGGTGGTGGACCCTGTAGACAACTTCCATCGACTCTTCCGCCGTGTCGAGGGCCGGGAATGGATCGAACAGGCCCCACGTCTCTCGCACCCACAGCCGGTCACCGGGCTGTCCGTAAGGGCTCTTTGCCTGCCACTCGCCACCCGAACTTGTCGTGTAGGCGTAGAGACCGTCGACTTCGTCGCCATCGGATGCGCGGCCTGTCAGGTAGGCAATCCGATGGTCACGCGACGACCACGACCGATCGAAAGGCTGCGGTTTAACCAGGCGACGGGTGACAGTCTTGCGGCCTTCGAGCACCGCGCGCACCATGGCGCCATTCATCAGGATGGGGAGCTCACGCATGATTTGCTT